GATCTATCGTCTGTCATATTTTCTCCTTATAATCTTTTGGCTTTTGCTGCCAATCGTTTCGCTTCTGTAATTATTGCCTGTCTTATTTTTCTACCCATAGGTATTTGTACAGATTGACTAATCTGTTTACCTTTCTTACTGATATACTCGACACCAATAAATTTATCTTTGAAATCACCTTGAACGGCTCTTACTGCCTTCTTCAAACTCATTTCTTCTTTTTCTTTTTCGTCACCTGCTTCATTCCAAAACTTAAACATTCTCATTTTTGCCATTACATATCCTTTATTTTATTTTTTAGTGTCATCTTATACTTTGTTATGTTATATGATAGAAAAGGTTTATATCGTATCATTCTATCACATAGTTTAGGCCATAATACTTTTTCAGTTATAGTCTTATTTAATCTTTTAGAAAATCTTAATATATCATCTAATATTAAAAATGTTTCAAAGTTTATCTTTTTTGCCAATACAAATTTAAGTATTGGTGGGTGTTGACCATCTTTAGATGTAAACAAATCATCAAAAGTTATCTTATTCGTAATCTTATCAAGTATATAATCTATATCTTGTTCATAGTAATAGTGTAGTGCCTCTATTTTTTTTGACCACGTTTTATAGTTATCATCACCTGATCTACCAATGATATCCCCAATCCAAAGATTAGTGTTAGAAACAAAATTACTGACAAAATAATTAGTGACATCAATATCGCTGTAAGTTCTGCTAAGTTTGTGAAAAAAATACCGATCCCTTCTTTTAGTGAATGTTTCCATCCTTGCCGTTGTTCGGCCATGATGTTTATGGTAGTCATAACTCTGGTTCTTACTTGTGAAATGTAACTTGATTGCCAGATAGATTTTATAAACTTCAAAACCATTCACTCTTATCCTTTAAGACCTTGTAGATATTTTAACACGTTCTCTGGTGAAGACTCGCCATAAGGATCTTCTGGTGTATCATCTGTCTTACCTGGTTCAACGAACATCTGTTCAATAACACCATCATTTACAATCATAGCATATCTCCATGATCTTTCACCGAAACACTTATCTCTTTTCTGACAAAGCATTCCCATTTCTTGTGTGAATTGACCGTTACCATCAGGTATTACTTTTACATTTTCTAATTTTTGATCTGCTGCCCAAGCATTCATAACAAAAGAATCATTTACTGATACACAATAAATTTCATCTATGCCGTGTGCTTTAAAAACATCTGCTTGTTTTTCGAATCCTGGTAATTGTTGATTTGAGCAAGTAGGTGTAAATGCACCTGGTAAAGAAAATACTACTACTTTTTTACCTTTAAAGTAAGTATCAGTATTTGTGTCAACCCAATCGCCTAATTCTCTTACTCTAAAATTGACATGAGGTACTTGTGTTATATTATTCATAATTTAAAATGGTAGTTTTGCCACCTTCTCCTTTAACATATTTAAGTTTTGTGCTTCGTAAGCAATCTTTTCTTTTAGTGTTTTATTAATCATTGATCTAGTATTAGCAGGATCAATCTCATTGTCTTTACAATACTCTAATATTGCGTCTATATAACTTGTTTTTTTGTCTTTAACTATATTTTCTATAATTAAAGCAAATTTATTAGGTGTTAATATTGCGTCTGACATATGTTTAATTATACTACATTCAATGCTAATTGTCAAGCGTATAGTGTAAATAACTGCCTACTATATACTTCGGTTGATTTATTGGTTTCATACCTTGATGTAACCAAGGCCATAACGGTGGGAACATTAACAAAGAACCTTTTTTACAAGGGGATGCTAATCCTAGTTGAGGAAAGTTAGTTTCTCCTCTATCATTATCTTGTAGATATATAAAAAATACTAGAAATCTTTTTGCCGATTCAATATTGAGAGAATCTACATGAGGATCAAAACGATCTTTATCATTAGGTAAATATTTCTTTAATCTTATTTCTTCAAAGGCATATCTTTTTGGCCACATCTGTTCACTTATAATACAATCTCTTTTATATTGTTCAAGTGAGNTTGAGAATACCGATGTTAATTTTTCTATATCATTTTGCCATTTGTTTTGATTGAGATTGACTTGTGTAAATGACATTGGACCTTGATCGTAGGTNTCTTTATTAGATTCAATCTCAAACTTACTAATAAGTTCATCACAATACTCATCATCTATTGCATTTTTATATATTTGTATATAATTATTCATAATTTATAGTGCCTGTTTCTGTTGCGAGGTACAGGCAAACCCCTAACGACCTAAGCCGCTAATGCGAAACCTTGTGAGTCAGCATTTAAATAACAGTACGGTGTTAGCGATCAATCTCCTAGAAGTTTTACCTGATGGTCGATCCTATTTCCACCCCTCAAATTTCATTGTTTGAATGGTGGAGTGGCTGGGTATTGCACCCAGGTCCCTAAAAGTTATTGTCTTCTTATCAACAATTAATTCGTTTTTGGTGTTTCNAAAACAGTATAATCAAACAATACTTCTAATACACACTTCTCTTGTTGAGCAGGTGTTTCCATTGTTCTAATTATATGTCCTTCAATATTNTTTGAAGCATAAGTCATTACTGCATAAGCAATCTCACCTTCTGGTAATGCTGCTATTCTACCAAATGCAATTTCAAACTCTACATATCCTTCTTGTTTTAATGCTTCGTTAACCATTTCTAATGGTCCACACCATATTGGCATTTGTTGTAGATCCCAAGGATATCCTGATAGACTCTTTGGGTCTGCATATGATTTACTAGATAAACATAATATAAAAAATAGTCCACATATTGTTTTAATTAGTTTGTCCATTTTCTTTAAATTTCTTATGAAACTCCTCTATAGCTGGTTTTAATAGGGGTAAGTAATCTTTCTTATCTTTAACAAAAGTTTGTGTGGCACCTTCTTCGGTCACAATCAATATAACAATCTGATCAATTGACTTGCCATATTGTTCTTCAAACATTTCACAGTAAGCAGAAGTCTGAATAAAATAGTTCTCTACCCATTCTTCTTTCTTTTCTTTTGTAGATGTTTTGAAATCTATTACAGATAACTTGCCATCATACTCTGCAATACAATCGACTCTACCTGCAACACCCCATTTATTACTGTACAGAGCACCTTCTTGCATTACTATATTATTTATCTTATCCAGTTCAGTTTTTAGGATGGTAAATAACGCAGTAGGTAAAACACCTTGCTGAGATAGTTCTTCATTGTTAAGATAGTTTTCTGTTAATGTATGTACGGCCGTACCTCTATTCGCTGCATTTCTCATTATGGTATTTGCAACTTGTTCGCCTACTGAGGCACGCCATCTGGCGATACCTTCATTGCCTCTAGCCGATAGCACAGTTGTTATCGAGGGCAGTTTTTCACCATCAGGTAAGATATAGAATCTTTTACCTTGAATGGTTTTTGTTTGTAAATCTGGTTTCTTCTCTACTGATTTATGAGTAAAGACTTTAGGATCATGGTTCTTTTTAAAATATTCATTGAGTGTATTCATAGTTTATATTATAACACATAATCTATGATAGGTCAAGCTATGTACTTCTATGAAGTGTCAGCATATCGTTTATCTCATCTTTACTGACTATGCCAAGCGTTCAGTTAGGGTTATACTCAACGTATTGAGTCTTACCTTGATCGTTTCTAAATGCTCTCAATGTTTGTTTTCTATTATCAGTAGGACTCTTGTACGAACAATGAATCCATCCGCTATTAGGTTCTTCTGGTTTGTGGTATTCTAATATTAATTGGTCAAAATCTAAGTTCTCTATAATCCATTTTGCTAATTCAGCATTAGGAATCCCAAATATTTCAAAGTCGGCAGCCTGGCCTTTAGCGTGTTGTGAGTTTGTTGAGCTGCCAATTGCAACACATAATTCTTCACTTCTAAACCCACTTGATATTGTCACTGGTGTAGCATATTGATCTCGGACAGGTTGCAATATGTTTTCACATAACTTTTGTAATCCTGTAATCTGATCGTCATTAGGATTATTATTAATACCCTTACGCTCAGCTGTTTGACTAGTCGTCATTTCTTTTAAGCTAAAGTTCTTGCTCAGTTTCATTTATTATCCTTTGTTGATTATTTTCCACGAGTAATCTGTACAATTTTTTTCAATTGTGCTTCGATTACTTCTGCTCTATTCGGCCAGTGAATATAGGCCTCGGGT